GGCCAACCATATGAAATTAAAGATTATACCGGCGGAAAAGGCAATGCAAAATCAATTAGATTAGGAACTAAAGGTAGTGTTACCCGATTCAAATTTTGGGATGAAATTGTAACCACTTTGAAACGAATTGACCAACTACGAGGAACTGTAGAAAATCCTAAATTTGATTTTCACAAATATTTTAATGAACAATTACTTAGTGCAATTGCATACTTAGACGAACGACGTTCATTTATTTTAGCAGGTAACTTGAACATGAAAGATAAAGGATATTTAATGCAATTTTATCGAGAAGCAAATGCATTGAATTCTGACATACAAGGCTTTACCAATGTTATTTTACGAGGGCCAAATGCAACTCCTGTAGAATTATCAATTGAGCCAATAACAAAAACGCCAGATGGATCATTAGTAATTAAACCAATAGAAGACGGAAGCCAGGACATAACATATATTAATGCAGAATTACGTCGTTTAAAATATGTTAGAAATCCAGACGAATTAGATACGGATTTACAAGAAGCCGTTGATTCTATCGTAGCCGGCGATTTACAATTCATTGTTTTTAGAAAAGACAGAATACGAGTAACAAGAGATTTCCGATATGTTGTAATAGATGCCGGAAAGATAAGAATAATTGAAAAAGCAATTGGTGCAGATAAAATTGATTTGAGTGATGTAGAAATAAACGAGGAAAATGAATGGTAAGAACGCAATTACTTTGCACCTTTGCACATAAGTCAGATTTAAACATTGTAGTAGATTACATACAACACAGTTACACAATACCAGAACAACGAATATTTGTATTTTCAAATGCAGAAGCTGCAGAAAATTTATATTGTACATACAATGCAGATGCCGGAACTCAACGAGGTCAAAACACAATAAGTATTCATCGCAAAAAAGAAACCAATACTTTGTATACTGTAAATGCTTTGAATGAAATAATTCGAGCGGTAAACAATGGCGTATTAGATAAAACATACCAATTGGATTGGACCATGTATGAAAATTCTTTTATACTTACAGATGAAACAGGATATCGCATTATTCCATTGGTTTTCTTCAAGAAAATTGCTTGGCGTTGATATTTATTTATATAAAAAATTACTTAATTAACTTGGACTTAACACATTAATTACTTATATTGTAATTATATTTTTATATTTTATTAACCACTTAAAAAAAGGATTTAAACAATGGCTTTAAATTTAGACGCTATCAAAGCGAAACTCAATCAGCTTAACAAGCAAGATGACAAAAAACAAAATTTGTGGAAACCTGAAGCAGGTAAGACACGTATCCGAATTGTACCGTACGTACATCGCAAAGAGAATCCATTCTTAGAATTGTATTTTCATTATGACATTGGAAAGAAATCAATGTTATCTCCAATTACATTCGGTAATGCAGATCCAATTGTTGAGTTTGCAGACAAACTTAAGAAAACCGGAGATAAAGATGAATGGCTAATGGGTCGTAAAATTGAACCTAAAATGCGTACTTATGTTCCCGTAATTATCCGAGGAAAAGAATCTGAAGGAGTTAAGTTTTGGGGATTTGGTAAAACAATTTATACGGAACTATTGTCAATCATTTCAGATCCAGATTATGGTGATATTACAGACTTAATTAACGGTCGTGATATTGACGTAGAATTTACTCCAGCAGAAGGCGGAGCATATCCTAAGACAGCAATCCGAGTTAAACCAAATACTCAAGCTGCAACTGAGGACAAAGAGATTGCTCAAAAAATCATGAATCAACCTGAAATTACTGATTTGTTTCCTGAGCCAACTTATGAAGAACTAGAAAAAGCATTAGCAGAATGGATGAATCCAGAAAATGCAGATTCAGATGTTGAAGAAGAGGAAGAAGAAGCAGTAGCACCTGCACCTACAAAAGCTGCAGCAAAATCAGCACCAGCAAAACAAACAGACATTGCATCAGCATTTGATGATTTATTCAATGCTTAATTAAGGAGTTATAAATGGCAAAAAGTAAAAGTAAACTGGAAATAGAAGACAGTTTGGCAAATACCCTTGCGGAATCTATCAACAAACAATTCAAAGGGCAGTCGCTTAAAACCGCTTTCTTTTTAGCCGGCGATGAAGATGCTCCAAGCAATGTTACCGAATGGATTTCCTCCGGTTGTGATTCATTAGATTTAGCAATATCAAACCGTCCACACGGAGGCTTTCCTGTAGGTCGTATTACTGAAATTACAGGGTTAGAAGCTTCTGGTAAATCATTATTAGCTTCACATACTTTAGCAGAAACGCAAAAGAAAGGTGGATTGGCAGTTTATATTGATACAGAGGCAGCAACTAGTAGTGAATTTCTTCAAGCAATTGGGGTTGATTTAAAAACAATGTTGTATGTTCCATTAGAAACAGTTGAAGAAATATTTGAAACTATTGAAACAATTGTTGAACAAGTTCGTAAATCAGATAAAGATCGTTTGGTTACAATTATTGTAGACTCAATTATGGGTGCATCTACAAAGATTGAAATGTCAGCTGAATATGACAAAGATGGTTATGCAACTTCTAAATCAATTATTCTATCAAAAGCAATGCGTAAAGTTACCAATTGGATTGCCCGCGAAAGGATTTGTTTGATATTTACCAATCAGCTTAGAACTAAAATGGGAGTATCTTTTGGAGATCAATGGACTACTGCAGGTGGTAAGGCAATTCCATTTCACGCTTCGGTAAGATTGCGTTTGAAAAATACAGGTATGATCAAAGCAAAGATTAATGGAGTTGAACAAGTAGTTGGAAGCAAAACAGAAGTTCAAGTTGTTAAGAATCGTATGGGGCCTCCTCATAGAAAAGTAAATTACGAAATCTATTATGATAGCGGAATTGACAATTATGGCGGTTGGTTAGAAACAATGAAAAAGTTTGACTTAGTTAAACAATCTGGAGCACATTATACATTAGAAGATGTTGACATTGCAACGGGTGAAACATATGGCGAAATCAAATTCCAATCAAAGAATTTTATTGATAAAGTAATTTCTAAACCAGAAGTAAAAGAAAGGTTATATCAAAGAATTTGCGATGCTTATATTTTCAAATACCAAGCAGGTATTGATGGCGGAATTGATGATGTAATAATCACTGACGAAGTTTATGATGAAGAATAGGTATCAAGAATTATTCAAACAGTTACAACAAGAAAAGGATTCAAGTCCGTCGAATGTCAATGATCATCTCATGGTATTCGACGGTTTGAATACTTTCATTCGTAGCTTTGGTGCAACTCCTGCATATAATGAAGATGGCGATCATATTGGCGGAATTACTGGTTTTTTGTATTCAATAGGAAAAACGGTTAGAGATTTACGTCCTAGTAGATGTATTATTGTTTTCGATGGAAGAGGTGGCTCTGCAAAACGAAGACGAATATACAGTGATTATAAAGGTAATCGAGCTAATAAAACAAAATTGCGTCGTCACGATCATCATGAATCTACACTAGAAGAAGAACAAGAATCAATGCGTCACCAATTTTCTAGATTGGTTTCATATTTAGATAATTTGCCAGTTACATTTATTTCAATGGATGGAATTGAAGCAGATGATACAATTGCATACATAACACAAATGTATGAAGACATTAGTAAAAAAATTACAGTAGTTTCTACGGATAGAGATTTCTATCAATTAATTAGTCCTACATTGCAAGTTTGGTCTCCAATTAAAAAGAAAATGTATGATGAAAATACATTGATTGAAGAATTTGGAGTTCATCCTAAAAATTATGTTGTATATCGTACATTTACAGGCGATGCTTCAGATAACATTCCTGGAGTAGATGGCTTTGGCCCAAAAACTATATTAAAAACATTTCCGGAATTAGCAAGTAGTAAAGAGTTTACATTGGATGATTTGCAAAGTAAATGTAAAATGCTAACCGAATCAAAAAGTCATCAAAAAGTTCTTAATAATTATGAAACGATAGATAAAAATTATCGTCTTATGAATATTAAACTTTTAGATATACCAGCTCAAACTGCAACAAAGATACGAGGTATTATGGAACAACCCATTACCGAATTAAATCGAGCAGAATTTCAAAGATTATTTTATCAAGATAAGATGTGGGCTGTTATGAAAAATTTACCAGATTGGTTAAACAATACTTGGTTATCATTAAATGCTTTTGCAAAACAAACACAAAAATAATTTGATTTTAACATCATTTTTATTATAATGGTTATATGACAGATAAATTATCGGAATACGGATACGGATTTCAAGTAAAAACAATAGCAGCATTATTTACGGATAGAACATTTTTACAACAAATTGCCGATATAATAAGTCCGGATTATTTTGAATCAGACGCAAACAGTTGGTTGTTAGAAGTAACACTACAGCATTTTGCAGAATACAAATGTCCTCCGTCAAAAGATGTACTTAAAGTAAAAATAACTGAGATTGATAATGATATATTGAAAACAGCTGTATT